TTCGCATCCCCCGCGTCTCGGGCAAAGAGTAAAAGGATGCACGGTCACTATACCACGCCTTCGAGGGCTTGGCTTACCGCAGGATGAGCGCGAGGCTGCCGGCGGTCGGCCCGGCCTCGGGCGTCGAGGCCGGGAACGGCTCCCCGATCGGCTCGCCCCCGCCGGCCGGGTGGACGAGGATCAGGTACGACCGCCCCGGCGGCGGGTCGGGGCAGTTGGCCGACCCGAAGCAGAACGTCGACCAGTTCGCCCCGCCGAGCCTCGTGAACGGGATGATTGCGTCGGCCGGGGTCGCCCCCTTGCCGTTGGCGTCGGCCGCGGTCGGCGCGACGAACCGCGCGGCCGACGGCGACCAGACCCCCGGCACGTCGGGGTTGACGACCGAGAACCCGAGCGCGCGGGTGGTCGAGTCGAGGTAGACGACTTCGGTCATGGCTGGCCTTTCAGGCAGTCGAGGCAGTCGCTGAGGTAGACGACCCCGTCGCGACCCTTGCCGAGCTTGCACCGGGCCGTTTGACAGCTCCCGTTCGTCTCCCGGTGGGGGCAGGCGCGGGCTTCCTTGATGCAGTCGGACCTGGTCTTCGCGGCTGGGTCGTACCGCGAGCGGTGGTAAGGCTCGCTGTAGTGGTGGTGCTCGGCCGTGTGGAACGTCTTCACGTTTGGCGAGCCGGCCCCGACGAAATCGAACTCGGCGTTCCACCGGTCGCGGGTCAGGCAGACCCGGCCGGCGGGGAGCGCCGCGAGGTAGGCCGTCGTCGCCCACCAGAAGTTCCCGACGAACCCGGCCCGCTCGGTCGGCGGGCGCCAGACGCTCCTGATCCCGCTGCCCGCGGGGCCGACCCAGTCGACTCCCGCCGCGTCGTGCGAGTCGAGGGCCGAGGCGCACCGCCTCCATTCGAGCACGTTCGCCCAGACCAGGTAATCCCGCCAGGCGGTCACGTTGGGGCTGTGGCCGTGCGAGGCCCCCTTGGTGTGGAGGTAGCAGACCTTCGCGGGCGGGGCCGTCCGGCTCCAGTCCCAGAGGGTCTGGAGGGTCGAGTTTTCTCCGAGGTGGAGGGGCCCGTCGGTCCGCACGACCTTCGCCCACGGCGGGAACCACGACAGGTCGGCGTCGGGGCCGACCACGCCGACGTTCACCGACCCGGCCGCCGCCGCGAGCCCGCTCCGGTCGAGCACCGAGAAGAGTTCGCGGAGGATCGGCTCCCACGTACCCAGGACGGCCGCGTGGATCCAGACGGCGATCGGGGGGTCTTGCCGTCCGGGTTCGACCGGCCCCGCCCCCGCGTAGCGCCTCACGTCGGCGGCGGGGTCGCGCCCGGCGGCGGCCCACCGGCGGAGCCAGTCGAGGCTCTCCCAGGGGCGTTCGACCATCAGGGCTTCGAGGTCCGGCCCGAGCGGCGCGGGCGGACCCCACCCGGGCGGCGGCTCGGTCCGCTTCAGCCCGACCGTGCGAACCGACGGCCTCGGCTCGCCGGGCGCGGGGAGCCGGCCGGAGGCGTGCGCCCACAGCCGGCCGGCCGCCCGCTCCGACGCGATCCAGCGCGACAGGCTCTTTCCCGTCGGGTCGACTTCGAGCGGGCCCGAGCCCCGGACCTCCGTCACGAGGTCGCGCGGCACGGGGAGGTCCGAGAAGGTCACGTCCAGGTCGCGGGGCGCGGGTTCGGGTTCAGGTCCCATCGACGGTCACCGTCTCGCCACGGAGAAAGACGCTCATGTTGTGGAGCGCGAGCGGCGGCCCGCAGGTGTTGCCCGGCAGCCCGACGAGGGCCTCCGCGATGTTCGCCGGGCCGGGGAAGCTCGCCGGCGAGTCGCTCGTGATGAGCGCGTCGACCCGGTAAAAGCCGGTGTGGTCGCAGTAGAACACGTACCGGAACGTCGAGCCGTCGGTCGGGTTCGTCATCTTCGGCGACGAGTAGCCCGGGTTGAAGGACGAACCCGGACCCCAGCCGAGATAACTGCTGATGTCGTCCGGCGTCGGCCCCCAGGTCAGGGTCGTCGACTGGAAGTAGGCGACGTTCGGGGAGCACGAGACGAACACCGAGTTGGATATGTTCGTGCAAGGGCAGCCGGCGATCTTGTGCCGGTAGGGGTCGGGGGTGCAGGCGCAACAGCAGCCGTAGAACGACACGCGGGCCGCCTTGTCTTAGACGATGATCGAGCAGGACGACGGGCCCGGTATCCACCAATCGCCGAGCGCCCACACGACGACCACGTAACTCGTCGAGCCCGCGACGATCGTCTTGTCCATCAGGCTCTTGACGGTCACCCCGACGTCAACGGTGTCGGTCGAGTCGACCAGGCCCGTCCCCGAATCGACTTGAAGCGTGGCGAGGCCGGTTCCGTAAGTCGAGCCCGACCGTGCGGTGATCGTGGTTGTTACCCTCGCGACGACCGCCGAGAGGTCGGCCCGGCGGTCGTCGCTGCCTACCGAGGCGCGGCCCCGGTAGCGGTGCTCGAAGTCGAGCACGGCGGCGGCCGTCCGCGCGGCGGCGCTGTGGCTGAACTTGACCGGCGGCCCGCCGAGGGGCGACGCCTGTTGCGAGGTCGGGGCTTCCATCGCCGGTCAGCGCCCCAGTGCGGTGTTGAAGTCGAGGTTGAACGCCGTGAAATCGACGCTCGGGTACACGTCGAAGTTGAAGTAAACCGGCGTGCCGCCCCCGGCCAGCTTGTGCCCCGACCCGTCGAGCAAGGTCCCGTCGTCTTTCTTCTGGCCCTTGGCGTCCCTGAAGGGTTGCGGCTTGCCCGACCCGTCGAGGAAGTTGACCCCGACGTCCAGGAGCTTGGCTTGCCAGGTGTCGCGGTCCACCTCGAAGACGTAGGAGACTGCGTAATACCACCACTGGTTATTGGAGTCGTATTGCGGGTCGCTCGTCTCGATGCCGCTGCACTTCACCGTCTTCGTCGCGAACCCGTTCCAGAGGGCGTTATTGACCTTGTCGCGGTATTGCTCGGACAGGAGGAAGTTGAACCCCTGGATACGCTCGTTGCGGACGACGCGGAGGATCGGCCGGCTGTTGTCGAGGGTGACCGGGTCCTTGAACGGGTCGCCCGCGCTGTTGACGATCGGAGTGTTGCTCTGGTCGTAGAGCAAGGCCCGCTCGAACTTGACCGAGCTGAAAGAGACCTTGATGGGCCAGTCGGTGGGGGTCTGGCTGAACTGGTTCGCGTCGTAGGGGCCGTAGCTGACCGACACGATCCAGGCGCAGCCGCCCCCCGCCGTGATCGTCTCCCACCGATAGCTCACGTCGGCGGCGAACGAGCCGAAGTCCTTCTCGACCGAGTTGACGAAGTAGCTGTTGCCGACGCCCGGAAGGGTCGGCTGGCTCGGGCCGTTGGTGCCCATGCGGATGGCGACCGGCCCGTCGGCCGGGTCGGAGCATTCGACGCGGAAGGATCGCGTGTAGAGCCGTTGCCAAAGGCGGTTCCATGACCCGCCCCGTGACTCGGGGATCTCGGAGACGCTGACGACGGCCATGCGGTGCGGCCCCTATCTCAGAAGTCGAAAGCGGCGTCGCTTCCGTCGTTGTTCAGGCCGAGGGTGTGGAGGATCTTGTCGAGGAAGTCATTCGTCCTGGCCGCCTCGTCCGCGACCTTCTCGGTGTTCTTCGCGATCGCCTTGCCCGGGTCGTCCGACCCCCCCGCGCCGTGCCTAATTATGGCGGAATAAGCCTCCTTGCTCCCGGCGTGCGCGACGTCGGCGAACTGCGGCCCCTTGTCCTGAACGCCAGCCGTCGCGGGGGCCAGCGGGTTCAAGCCGTCCTGCCGCGCGCCGAAGCTCTTGAGCCCGGCGGCGCGTGCGGCTTCCTTCGCCCGGATCTTCTCGAACTCGGCGTCGATCTCCCCGCGCATCGAGATGAGGTTGGGCTTGAGCAGTTCGGGGAGCTGATCGGCGGTCGCCTTGAAGCCGTCGAGGAGGGGCGTCCAGTCGGGGGCCTGAAAGCCGCCCATCGGGTCTGAGAGCCAGGCGAACGCGGCCTTGCCCAGGTCGCCGATGTAGTCGCTCAGATGGACGAAGGCGAGGGCGACGGCGTTGACGGCGTCGGTGATCAGCTTCGACCAGTTGTTGCCGATCCACTCGCCGATCTGACCGAGCCGGGCGGGCATGACCTCGATATAGGCGAGCGTGTTGGAAAGCGACTCCATCGCGCTCAGCTTGAAGATCGTCCAGTACGACCCCACGTTGCGGACCCCGACCCCGACCCCGTCCATGACCTGCTTGAGCGACGCCCCCCACGACTCAATCAGAGGCCGGTTGGCCTCGAACACCTCGACCACCGACGAGAGCAGGTCGTTAAACGCCTGGGTGCCGCTCTTGACCGCGGGCAGAAAAACCTGGCCGATCGAAACCGCGAAGTTGTTGAGCCCGCCGCCCGACATCCGGAACTGGTTGGCTGCGTCGCCGGCCGTGCGGGCGAGGTCGCCGTTGGCCGACGACAGCCCGCGCTGGATCAGCGCCGCCCGCGCGGCCATCTTCGAGTGGTTGTCGAGGTGCTTGGCCGAGCCCGAGAGCCCCATCGCCAGCGCCTGCGCCTTGACCGCGTCCTCGTCGATCAACACGCCGAACACCCGGAGCGGCTCCGCCTGGCCGGCCAGCGCCGATTGGATCTTGCCGGCCGCCTCGGCGAACGGGATGTTTTTTCGGCTGCTAAGGTCGCTGGCCAGCTTGGTGAAGGTGTTTCCGAACTCGGCCGAGGCCTTCTGCGCGTAGCCGGCGCCCTTGGCCATTTCGCCGAAGCCCGTCGCGCTCTCGATCTGGGTCCTCTTGCTGAGCCCGTAGAGCCGGGCCATCTCGTCGGCCTGCCTGGCGACGATCGGGGCGAACTTCCCGAAGGTCACCTCGGCGGCGCTGGTGACCTCGTTGAGGTCGGAGGCCCCCTTGATGCCCCCGACGAAGAAGTCCTTGACCGCGCTGGTCAATTTGTAGACCAGCCCGAACACCCCGAGCGAGACGGCGATCTCGCGGCCGAGGTTGCGGACCGAGCCGACCGCGGCGTCGGCGGCCGGGGAGACCGAGCGGAGGCCGCTGCCGACCCGCCGGGCGTCGGCGGCGGTCCTGGCGAGGTTCGTCTTGGCGAGCTTGTCGAGCCCCTTCGCGGCGACGTCGCCGGTGGACGAGAGGAAGTTGCCGACCTTGCCCCAGACCCGGATGACGCCGTAGCCCGTGCCGATCATGTAGGCGCCGAGCGCGCCGATCCGCCCCTTGGTGGCCGAGGCGACGCTGAGGAACATGTCTGCCGCGTCCTTGCGGAACTTGTCCCACTTCGGGAACTTCATCGAGGAGTCGATGCGGCGGGCCATCTCGGTGACCGTGCCGGCGACGGCGTTGAACTGCGCCGAGAAGGCCGCGCCCATCGAGTTGAGCGGGATCAGGGCCGCTTCCATCGCGGCCCGCATGCGGAGGCCGAGGACGGTCATCTGGTCGCCGACCGCCGACAACCCGCCTTCGACGCCCGACGTGTCGGCCACCGAGGCGGACATGGCGGATCCGCCGCCGGAGCCTCCGCCGGAGCCGGAGCCCGACCGGACCGAGACGGCGCGGGCCGCCTCGTCGGCGGCCTGGGACGACGCTTGCGCGAGCTTCTGAAACCCCTGGGTCATGTCGTGAGTCGCGCGCGCGACGTCCGACATGCCCTTGGCGGCGGTTTGCTCCTGCTTGATCAGCGCGTCGAGGCCGGCGAAGTGGGCCCGGGCGTGCGGGGCCTTGCCGAGTGAGAATGCCAAGTCAGACCCTCCCGGAGCCGGCGCGCGAGCGGACCGCGTCGAGCCGCGCGCGGAACGCGGCCTTCACCTCGGCCGGCGTCGGCGCGACCTTGACCCGTCGGTAGATGGGGGCGACGTCCTCGGCGGCCATCGCCTTGCCGGTCAACCCGGTGACGATCCCGCCGAGGCGGGCGCCGAGCCAGAAGTTGTCGGGGAAGTCGTATTCCTGCTCGAACCCCAGCCATTCCGTCAGCTCGTCGCCGCCCATGCGTCGCTCGAGCTCCCGGACCGTGCACCCGAAGTGCGCGGCCAGGCGGAACATCATCCGGCGGAGGGGCTGGGCTCGGAGTTTTTTGCCGCTTCGTCCACGTCCGACGGGCTCATTTTGTTGAGCCGGGCGGCGACGTTGAACAGCCGCACGAGGACTTCGGGATTCTTCGCCCCGAGCGCCCCGACCGCGTCGCCGGCCGCCGGCCCGAACAGCGCGGCGCCCGCCTCGTCGCAGAGCGTCCGCGCGAGCAGGTAGACCATGATCTCGCTGCGGGGGATCGTCTCGTACTCCGCCCCGAGCCGGGCGTGGTCACCCGCGTTCAGGACGCGCACCCAGACCGACCCGCCCCACTCGGGGACTTGCACCTCTTCGCGGGGCAGGTCGTCGGCGGCCAGGATCTGCTCTCGGGTCAAGGCCATGATCAGGGGGTTCCCGCGGTGCTCGTGAAGGTGTCGGTGATCTCGATTTCCATCGCGCCGGTGACCGTATCCATCGGGCCGCCGACGGTCGTCGTGAACTTCGTCAGGAAGCCCATGAAGTCGTCGAACGGGGGCGTGGTGTCGCCGGTGTTGTAAGTCAGCTTGAACTCGTCGAGCGTGGCGATCGGGGAGTAAACCCGAGCGCGGAGGAGGATGTGCGTCGTGTCGTCGGGGTCGAGCCAGACCTTGAGGGCGAGCTTGCCGAAGTCGACGATGGCCGGCCGCTTCTTGACGCTGGTGCTGGAGAGGGTGGTGACCTCGCGCACCTTCACCTCGGGGGCGAGGTCGTTGATCTCGGCCACCTCGCCGATGACGGTGAACGTGCTGGCGATCTTGATCGAGAGAGTCGTGCCGTGTGCGGGGTGGTCGGTGGCGGGCAAGGGCGTATCCCCCTCCGGGTTCGGTTGGCCAGGTCAGGTCAGACGGGTTCGCGGAAAAGGAACTGGTAGTCGAGGACGGTCCAGTGCGTGCCGCGGTCGGACCCAGCGGCGTCCTGGTCGTAGCCGTCGTTTTCGTCGCCCCCCGCGGTTTCGAGGACGATCACGCCGGCCGGCGAGCCCATCGCGCCGGTGAAGCCGTCGAGCAGGTTCCGCACGGCCTTCGCGAGTGCGGCGCACTCGGAGGCGTTCTTCGACCCGGCCGCGATCTGAGCCGAGGCGACGGCCGTCCCGTTGCGGCCCGCGAGCCCGCGCCGGCGTTCGAGCGATTCGACGTGGTAGAGCAGGCGGGGTCCGGTCACGCCCTGCGGGGCCTCGTTGGGGAACACCTTCGTCCCGACGACCGCCGACACGCCCGGGTCGCCCTTGAGCAGGGCCACGAGGCTTTCGCGGAGCCCGAGCGCCGTCGCGGGCGGGGCGGCCCCGACTCCCGGAAAGTAGGCCGGCGCGAAGTAGGTCGGGGCGAATACGCCCGTGGGGAAGTAGGCCGCCGCGACCGGCGCGGGGGGAGCCCCTCCCGCGAACTCGGTCGGGGCGAAGTAACTCGGGGGGAAATAGGTGGGGGCGAACATGCGTCAGGCCGGCACCGCGAGGGTGACGGCGCTCCGGTTCCCGAAGGCGTCGGTGGCGGCCGTGATCCGGGTCGTCGCGACGTTCCCGCCCTTGATGACGATAGTGCCCGTCCCCGCGCCGCTGAGCCCGCCGGCGCAGGCCGCCAGGATCGGCGAGAGGGCTTGCCGGGCGTTGACCCCCGTCTCGACGGGGACCGCGTCGAGGCCGGCGGCGGCGAGCGAGTAGCCGGTCTTGTCGGTGACGGCGCCGGCGGTGACGGGCGCGGTAACCGAAGCGACCGCGCCGCCGGCGTAGGTGGACCGGGACGAAACCGCGGCGTCGAGGTTGGTCATGCCGAAGTTGGCCGCAGCCTGGTTGTCGACGGCCGTCAGCTCGACCTCGATCGGGACCGGGGCCATGTTCGTGGCGCCCTTGAGCAGGAAGGCGACCGACTTAGCGCCGCCGGCCGAGGCATAGGCCGCGTCGGGCGGGTGGAATTCGTAGAAGCCGGGCATGTTGGCGGAGTCGATCTCCTTGAACCCGCCGGCCGCGTAGGTCCCGAGGGTCGTGACCGTGGCGAGCGTCACGGCGACCGAGGCCGTCCCGGTGTTGCGCTTGTAATAGCAGGTCAGGCCGGCCGACGAGAACGTGAGCCCCGCCAGGCCCGCGCCCGTCGTGGAGCTGGAGTCCTGGACGAAAATCGTGAGGATGTGGCTGGTCGAGCCGGCGAGCCGCGAGAGCTTGGCCATCGGTCGTGTGTCGACGCCTGCGCGACGATCGAATTGTTCAGCGTCGTTCTGGCCGCCTCGAAGCCGCCGGGCGGCGAGTCCGACCTGTCGGTGACGGTCATGACCGCGACCTTGAACCCGAGGGCGGCGCGGGCGGTCGCGATCGAGATCAGGTTGGCCAGCACGGTGGCCGGGGCGACGGACGCCTGGAGGTCGTTGATCCCGCCCCACAAAATGAACCAGTCCTGCGGCCGGTAGGGCTGGCGGTAGTAGTCGGCGTGGGTCGCCAGCGTGGCGATCCGCGAGGTCTGCGCGGCGACCTCGGACGTGATGGTCACCAGTCGCGACTCGGGGGCCGTCCAGCCCGAACCCAGCAGCGTCCCGAGCGCGGTCTGCCAGGACGTCCCGCCCGACTGCGCCACCGGGTAGCTCGTGGTGAGACTGTCGCCGGAGCAGATGACCGAGGACGGCAGGGCGGCGAACCACTTCGCGGCGATATAGGCGTGGACCTGCGCGACCTCGGGGTCGGTCAGGGCGCGGTTGTAGATCAGCAGTTCGAAGAGCGGGCCGTCGAGGTACTGATTCGCCCCGGCCGGCGAGCCGACGAAGTAGCCGGTCCCCGCCCCGAGCGTCGCGGGGGGCGGGTTGCCGGGGTACGACGGGGACTGGACCGCGCCGCTCCGGTACTCGACGATCCGGGCGTTCCCGGTCAGGGTGCCGTCGAACCGGCCGGCCATCGACCGGGGGACGCGGATCGTGCTGGCGACCTCCGCGTAACTGAAATTGCCGGTTGTCGCGAAGACCCGGTCGTTGTTGACGTCGAATTCCAGGCCGGCGGCGGTCTTGAAGGCGGTGCAGAAGTTCCCGGTATTGTTCGAGAAGACCGCGAAGGCCGTCGCGCCCGCCGCCGAGCCGAGCCCGGTCAGCGTGGCGTTCGACATCCACTGGCTCGACGCGGCGGCGAACAGCACTCCGGGGTTGCCGTTGAAGGTCGCGGTCGCCAGCGCCGGCCGGTTGCCCGCGGTCGCCTGCGTGGCGTGGAAGCCGTTGCCGGACTGGTCCTGCCAGCCGCCCACGGGGT